ATATAAAAAATGATAGAATGGATGAAAATTTATTGATCCAGGTCAGAGATCTTCTTGGGTATTCATGGGAAACTTATCCCATTACAAATGAAGAAATATCAATTATTAATAAGAGAGAAAAAGAAAAAAGACTTGCTGAACTTCAGGCTAAAATGGCAGAAAAGCAAGCAAGATGGGATTCATTAACACCTGAAGAACAAAAGTTTGAACTAAGAACTAGGTTTGTTCGTAGATTATTAGGTATGGCAATAGCAACAGTATTAGTTATAGGAGGTTTTTTCTTATGGCAAGATAGTCAGCCACATCCATATCCAAAAGAAGGATGTCCGATAAATCATTTTTGGGACGAAGATAACGGTGTATGTAAAAAATACTATAACTTAGATTAAATAGGTTTAAGGAGCAGTAGCCAAGTTGGTCAAGGCCCCGAACTCATAATTCGGTTATCGTAGGTTCAAGTCCTACCTGCTCTACTTTGCCCTTGTAGCCCAGTGGTAGAGGCACACGACTTAAAATCGTGCAAGCGTTGGTTCGAATCCAACCAGGGGTACGATATAATAGTAAAGGAGGCATAATGGATAACAAACAATATTTAAATTTTATTAGACAAAAAAATAAAGAGATAATGTCTAAGTGTTACTATTGTGATGGATTTGCTATTAACATAGAGGCAGATGGATATGCTATAAGACCTGTATGTAAAAATCATGATACTATGTCTTTAAGCGAAATAGAAAAGGACATAGAATGATTATTCAAATTATTGGCTTACCTGGATCTGGTAAGACTGCACTGGCGACGGCACTTAAAGAACGAATTAATGCTATTCATTTAAATGCAGATGAAGTTAGGGCTACAGTTAATTCTGATCTTGGTTTTACCCTCGAAGATCGTATAGAGCAAGCACGTCGCATGGGCGAGATGGCAAGGTTAATAGCCAAACAAGATGTAGCACCAGTTATTGTAGATTTTGTGTGTCCTACAAAAGAAACCAGAGAAGCCTTTGGAAAGCCAGATATTTTAATTTGGATGAATACCATTGAAGAAGGTAGATTTGAAGATACAAATAAAATGTTTCAAGAACCAGAATCGTACGACATAATGTTTTTAAATCATGACAAAGATTCAAATGAAAAGGCTACTGAAATTATTAAGTATCACAAGTTACACGATTGGTCTGCACCTACAACACTAATGCTTGGAAGATATCAGCCGTGGCATGAAGGACATCATGCTCTATATGTTGAGGCAGGTAAGAGAACAGAACAAGTGCTACTTGGAATTCGTAATACATACAAGACTAGTGAAAAAGATCCGCTTAAGTTTGATCAGGTAAAAGAATATATTGCTAAAGATGAATTTATGAATGGATCAATGGTATTAAGATTACCAAACATTACTAATATTGTTTATGGTAGAGATGTTGGATATAAGATTGAACAAATTGATTTGGGGGCAGACATTCATGCTATATCGGCTACGCAAAAGCGTAAAGAAATGGGCATCTAAGATATTAGATAAAATAGGCAATGATAAAATACAATGGCCTTCATGAAAGTAACTAAGGCGAGATCATTTGTTAAGGCATTAAGTTATCGCATATGGGGAACTCTTTCTTCATTTATTGTTGCCTATGTACTAACAGGAAATGCTACACTTTCTGGTGCAATTGCATTTTGGGAAACGGTAGTTAAGATATTTATCTACTACGCACATGAACGTGGTTGGAATTATATACAATGGGGAAGAAAATAATATACCCTCGTAACTCAGGGGATAGAGTAGCGGACTTCTAATCCGTTTGTCGTTGGTTCAAATCCAATCGAGGGTGCTACAATATAATAATTGGTCTGTAGTTCAGTTGGTAGAACACTCGACTGTTAATCGAGATGTCGCAGGATCGAGACCTGCCAGACCAGCAAGGTCCGTTAGTTCAGTTGGTTAGAACGCTACCCTGTCACGGTAGAGGTCGTGAGTTCAAGTCTCATACGGATCGCCAAGGCCTTATCGTCTAGTGGTCAGGACATCAGATTTTCAATCTGGAAACGAGAGTTCAATTCTCTCTAGGGCTACACCTTGACAATTTGCATTGCTTTGTTATATAATTATTACATAACCAAAACAGAAAGGCTTTATCATTAAAAAATTTATATGTGCTATTTTTGTTTTTTATTTATTTGCCTCAACTCCCTCTTCCGCCGTTGAGTTTGGCCAAGATGCAACTGGTGATCCGAACGCTGTTCATATTCAAGGAAATTCATCTGGATTTCTTTATTCTGAGAGAATTATTCTCACTGCAGCCCATGTTTTGAATCAGTTAAGAATTCAGCCAAATGGTGATACTCAAGGTTTTGTTTATGCTCCTGGACTCGCTGACAAAACAAACGCAAAACGATATCAAATAATTAAAGCAATTATTCCTAAGACATATGTTAACGCAGATCCCGCAAGAAATATTCAGCCAATTGATGATTTTGCCATAGTAATAATTAACGAAGATATGCCGTTGAAGAATAAAGTTGTTATAGCAAGTGAAAAACAAATGAGACAGTTCGCTCAGGATAAAGCAAAAGTTGAAATGGTCGGATATGGATTGCAGAGCGGAGCACAAAGAGTCGCTTCACAAACCTCTCCAAGAGCGCCCTTTAAACTAACGACGCATTTGTATACCCCAGAAATGATGAATACTTTCTATGCAACAAAAAAGTTAAATCCTGGGGACGACAAACCAGGATTCTGGACTGTCGTCGAATGGGGAGCAATACATACTCAAACAACTGGATCTATATGTAACGAAGATTCGGGTTCTGGATTTTTTGTTGAGGAAAACAATGTTAGATATTACGTTGGTACAACAGGAAATGGTGTAGGGATTTCAAACTGTCAAGCAGATGGATCAATAAAGATGGATCCTGCAGGAGGAATGTCTTGGTTTCCTGCGCCATATAAATTTCTTGATCTGATTGAAACTGCTGAGAAATTTGTAGCGGAAGAGAAAAAGAAGGAATTTGCACAAGCAGAAGAAGCACGTCTTGCTGCGGAGTTGAAAGTAAAACAAGAGGCAGAAGCCAAAGCGAAGGCTGAAGCAGAAGCGAAAGCGAAGGCCGAAGAAGAAGCCAAAGCCAAGGCTGAGGAGGAAATTAAGATAAAGGCTAGGATTAAGTCAGAAGAAAGTATGACAATTGAACGAGAATTGTTGACTATTTTAAAAAATAAGCAAAGTTTAGCGATAAAACTTTATGAAGGCAAAAAATGTACAAAATTAAAGTCAACTAAGATTATTTACAATTTTAAATTTGTTTGTATTAAAAAAAATAACAGATTGATCTGGAATAAAAGTATGGTAAAATAAATAGATGATCGAGAACCCTACTGAAAAAGATGAAGTTTATTTGAGTAATATTGCAAAAATAGGAAATTCTACAAAAAACATACAGTACATAGAAAATATATTATCTGAAGAAAATCACAAAATACTTCTTAGTTACGTAAAAAATGCTAAAGATTGGAAAGAACAGCCATGGCTTGCCAAAACTATTGAGTCAAACAATTTGCCCGAAGAAATTATTCAAATATTAAATAGTATATTTAAAATTGTTCATAAAAAGTCCGTAGATCTTTATAAAGTAGATATTAATACTTTTAATAAGGATGCGTTACATTTAGTTAAATTTATAAAAGGTTTTTATTTAATTCCTCATGTAGATACTTTGTCACACGAAGGAAATCATATTGCCTCAGTCTATTATATTAATGATGACTATACTGGCGGAGAAATAAATTTTCCAGATCATAATTTAAATATTAAACCAAAGGCTAATAGTCTAATAATTTTCCCTGGTAATGAAAATTATTTGCATGAAGTTCGTGAAATTATTGATAATGATAGATATAGTTCTGCTATGTGGTTTCAATTTACTGGATCTACTTTTAATAAAAAATCAGAATGGTATAATTAAAAAATGATACAGTCAACTCTAGGAAATTCTGCAAATAATATACAAATTACAGAAAATATTTTATTTAGAAGTGAACATAAGCAATTGCTTGATTACACAGAAAGTGTAGACTATTGGCACACTCAACCGTGGGGAGTTAAAGTACTTGCTCCAACTGTAATGCCTAAAGAAATTGTTAAAATATTAGATAAAATTTTTTTACTTGCTCATAAAAAGTGTACAAATTTTTATAATGCAAATCTTTATGACTTTGAGAGTGGAAGCGCAGGTTTGGTTAGATTTGAAAAAAATTATAAAATGAATGAGCATGCAGATACAGCAGGAGACTTTGCAGCAATTTACTATCTTAACGATGATTACGAAGGCGGAGAAATAAATTTTACGGATCATAATTTAAAAATTAAACCGAAGGCTAATAGTTTAATTACGTTTCCTAGTAATTCTGACTATTGGCATGAAGTTATGGAAAATATTGGAAAAGAAAGATATTCTGCTACACAATGGTTTAAAATTTCTGGATCTAGCATTGATAGGCCAGAGTTAGGTTTAATTAGATAGCATTGTCTTTATCTAATATTATCTTTTATTATGAATTTCTTTTTATATATATTTCATGAAAACCAAGGTCATGTAAAACTATACCATCAACAGACCAATTTTTATTAAAATATAAAAATTCATTTACACTTTGATATATTCCTACATGCATTGAATAATGGATAGCGTCATAATTCATGTAAGAAGTAAACCCTATAACTCCATTAACATTAATTAATTTAGAACAATGCTTTAGTGCCCTTCTCGTTTCAAGTCTTGTTGATATTGAATCAAAAAGTATAAAATCATATTTTTTATTTAAAGTAAAAAGAAGATCATTAATGTTTCCCTTTATAGTATTTACATTTGGATGATATGAAAATTTATTTTTTATATATTGTTCGTGTGTTATTGTATCATTTGTTGGTGCAGAACCACCTGGATGCCTAACACCTTCAGCATTATTATATAAGTCTAAAAGGTCTGCACTTTTAGCCTCTGTTATATCTATAAACATTTGAGCAGATTGACCCCAACCAACACCAACTTCTAAATATGATATTTTTTTATCTAATGTTTTTGCATACTCATATTTTGAATTAAATAATTTTGCATCATTTAGTTGATTTTGAGATATAGGAATTGCAATTTCAATTTCATGCTCTCTATAAACCTTTTCTTCTTCGTAGCCTATTGGCTCTTTTATTTCTTTTCCCTTTGACCATGTTTTATGTGTGACATTGTCCATATTAGTAGTATACCATTAAATAAGATTAAAGGTAATATTTAAAGTAATATGATATAATTTTATAATGAAAAGTTTAACAAGAAATATTTTAGACTTTTATAAAAGTAATCCACAAAATGATTGGTATCTAGAAAAATATTTTACAAATACTAATAATTTAGGTATATATCAACCATACGCAGAGAATGTTGTTTGTTCAAGTCCAGACGGAAGTCCTTTTATTGGTACGGTTGATGAGCATAATACATACAAAATAAATAGTTTTGGTTTGCGTGGAGAAGTTTATGAAAATGCAGATGTTCTTGCGTCTGGTTGCTCTATAACTTTTGGCCTTGGTGTTCCAGAAGAAGCAAGATGGACAAATCTTTTAGGCAATATGATCAATAAAAATGTTATGAACCTAGGTAATCCTGGGGCATCTGCAGAAACTATTTGTAATAGTATTATTCAATATTGCATGAATAATAAAATGCCTAAAGAAATTTTTTGTTTGATGCCAGATTTTTTTAGAAATATTGTTATAGTAGATAAAGAATTTTATAAATCAGAAGTAAAAAGAAAAGGAGTTGGAGAGTCCGATGGTCTAGGATTTACGTTCTGTAACCCAGTAGTTATGTTATATGACGACGGTTTATTTATGGAAATAACAAATAAAAAATATATAGAAAATTACACCTCCCCACATCAATTAATTTTAGATTCTATAAATTATATTTATAT